CCACCAGTTGTTCCACCAGTTGTTCCACCAGTTGTTCCACCTGTTATTCCACCTGTTGTTCCAGAACCGCCACCTGTTACTCCACCTGTTACTCCACCTGTTACTCCACCAGTGCTTCCTCCAAAGGGTTCTTATAATCCACCTGTTACTCCACCTGTTACTCCACCAGTTGTTCCACCAGTTCTTCCTCCAAAGGCAGTTCCTTTGCCTAGAGTAGAGTAATAAATGGATAGATATTTATCTAGATGGCAAGATGACCCTGATTTTATTGAACTAAACAATCAATACAATACAATACATTCAATAGATACTGCGACTGAAGGAGCTTTTATTGCAAGGCAGTATATACTAAGACAGTTAGCTAAACAACAATCAAAAAAGAACAGTAATTTTGCTGAATGTGGAACATATGCTGGAATGTCAGTTCATTTTGTTGCAGACCTGTGCACACAAAGATTTATTGGGATAGATTCTTTTGAGGGTGTGTCTGAACCAGGAGAAAATGATACTGATTATTTTAAAACACTAAAACTTGACATACCAATTGAGTATGCAGAAAAAACAATGATAGAAGGAAATCATAAAAATGTTGAATTATATAAAGGATGGATACCAGAGGTATTTAAAAACATTGATGACTTAACATATTCTTATGTGAATATTGATGTTGACCTATATCAACCGACTAAAGATTCTATAGAATATTTTTGGCCCCGAATAATTTCTGGTGGTGTATTAATTTGTGATGATTATGGATCTTATAAAACTATAGGTGCAAGAAAAGCAATGATAAATTTTTTTGGTCAAGAAAATATATTTGAAATTCCAACGGGACAAGCAATAGTATATAAAAGGTAAGTGGGGGTAGGTAAAGTTGAACAGTCATATTATAAAAGCAGTTCAGATTGACGTCAATGGATTGTGTAATGCAGGTTGCTGGTTTTGTCCAGTATCTTATGAGGGAAACCCAAAATCTGCTATTAGGGACATGGAACTTTCAGAATTAGAAAATATTTTTAAACAGCTAACTGAAGGCATGGAAGATTTTGTAGATTCAAACTTAAAGATTATTTATTCAGCAAACTATAATGAAGTTTTATTATATAAAAATTTAAAAGGAATGTTTGACCTATACAGAAAGTATGGGTTTAAAACATATATTTTAACAAATGGAGTTGCCTTAAAAAAAGAAAAGGTTGACCTGATGTTAGAGTATTCCGATGTTGTCGATGGAATGCTTTTAAATGTTCCAGCACCAGAAGCTTCTAGGTGGTCAAGGTATGTAAAAATGAATGAAAAGTTATTTCCAAAAGTTATTGAAAACATTGATTATGCTATAAAAACTTTGGATCATTTAACATCAAGGGGTGCTATTACTTTAATGGTAAATGGAGTTAATGATAAATCTTTAACTAAAAATGGTGGATGGCTTGATCTTCTTGAAAACACTCCAGAAATTGATTTAGATGTTAAAAATGGCACACTTGCAAAAGATGTTTTAGAGTTTAAAAATATGTTTCCAGATCTCAGAATTTATGAATCTTTTCATCTTTATGACCGTGCTGGACATCTAAGCGAGGCAAGAGTTTTTAATCAACAACCTGCAATTGATAAATACCTAAAACCAAAAGGTTCTAAGGTTGTTGGTTGTAATGGAGGAATTGATATAAGAAGCAGAACTAATGAGTGGGTTCACATTAATCCAAACGGTGATTTATTTATTTGTTGTGCAGATTATGATTTTAAGACAGTTTATGGTAATATAAATAATGAAACATTAAAAAACATTTGGAATAGTAAAGAAAGATCAGAAATGGTAACAGACTCTTACTCAAAAATGTGCACAAAATGTTCTGCAGCAATCTGGGGAGATTAAAATGAGCGGTATTAACACTAGAGCAATATCATCAGGAAGACCAGAAAGAGTTCCAGATGGAGCAATAAATACACCAATATCGCTTAACTCTACATACGTTTCGGGTGGAGATGTTGGATATGCAAGATATGGTAATGATACTTGTAAATCTTTAGAAGAAGCTATATCTTCTTTAGAGGGTGGCAGAACACTTGCTTTTTCTTCTGGAATGTCTGCAATTAGTTCTATATTTTCAAATATTCCTATAGGCTCAATTGTTGTTGCTTCAAATCAAGGCTATGCTGGAGTTAACGTTACATTAAAAAAACTTCATGATGAAAAAAAGATTGTTGCTAGGTTTGTTGATATTTCAAATACAGGAGAGGTTCTTGCAAATTTAGAAGATGCCTACATGCTATGGATTGAGTCACCGACAAACCCAAGACTAGACGTAGCAGATTTGGCTAGATTGATAAATGCATGTAAAAGATCTAACATCTATGTTGGGGTAGACAATACATTTGCAACTCCAATAAATCAAAGACCTTTAGAGTTAGGTGCAGATATCTCCATGAATTCTGTAACAAAATATCTATCTGGACATAGTGATGTTTTAATGGGATCAATTTCAACTAATAACAATGAGATATATGAAAAGTTAGAATTTTCAAGAAAGATTAACGGATCAATACCAGGACCTTTTGAGTCTTATTTGGCTTTGCGTGGCTTAAGAACTTTTCCTTTAAGATTTAAAAAAGCAGAAGAAAGTGCAAAGATATTATTTAAATTAATATCAGATCATCCAATTATTACAAAAGTATATTATCCAGGTTTTGGTGCAATGATTTCTTTTGAGATAAATGATAGTCCAGAAAATGTTGACTTAGTTTGTTATTCATCAAAAATAATAACTTATGCAACAAGTCTTGGAAGTGTAGAATCTTTGTGGGAAAGAAGAAGAAAATGGGCACTTGAAAGCCACTTAGTATCAGAAAGTTTGATCAGGCTATCTGTTGGGTGTGAGGATGTTGAAGATTTGTGGGAAGATATAAAAAATGCATTTGACTCAATTATCCCTGTAGATAGAAAATCTTAGTATGTGCTGGATGTGTGGTTGTGCTGATCATATTGGATTAGGAAATGAAAGAGTTGACGAATATCCAAACCAAGAGCCAGATGCTATAATAGATAAATGAGTAGAATATTATTGGACGGAAGTGTTGTCGATGATTATGAATATCCAATAGATATAACTATTCATACAAAGTGCCCTGAAAAGTGGAAACTGATAGACATGGAAAATGGAAACGAATATATAGGAACTAGAAATATAGAAAATCCTAACGTAGATTTTTTGACATGGATTAAAAATGGACTTAAGCCAAAAATGTCAATTTACTACGGATCTTGGAAAAAATACAACAAAACTTAACTATAAGAGGGGAAACCATGAAACAATTAATAAAATCTTTACAAGAATTACAAGCAAATTTAATAGTTTATTCAAACTTAGTAAAAGGATTCTTTCTAAACACAGAGTCAGTTTTAATGAGACAATCAAGAATAACCTATGAAGAAATGTATGTTAAGTCTGACAAATCTTTAATGGATGTTTCGGTATGGCTAAGGCGTTTAGGTGGAGAGTCTCCATACACTTTGGAAGAATTTTCAAAAAATCAAACATTGGGAAACGTAAAGCCAGAAACTTATTGCGGTGTAGAAATGGCAATACACCTTGTTCCAATTAATAAAAAACTAATTGAAGACATCCGCATTGTTATTGACCAAGCAATCATTAATAAAGAATATGCCTTAGTTCAAAAGCTATCTCTAATACTTGAACAACATCAAGAGTGGAATTGGTTTTTAGAGTCTAGCCTAAAGCTGCCTCCTAATCCTTGGCAATCCTTAAAAGATTAATATGCAACTAGATACGGTAACTAGCAATATTTGTTTTGATGATATATTGCTAGTTCCAACACAATCATCTATTGATCATAGGTCAGAGGTAGATATTTCAACAGCTTTTGGTAATCCTAACAATCCAAAAGCTTGGAGAAGTTTAAGAGTTCCTTTTATTTTAGCTCCAATGGAATTTATTACTAGCCATGAAATGATGAAAAAAATAGTATCTTTTGGTGGTATGTCTTTTAATCATAGATTTTTGCCATATGAAGAAAGACTTAATCAAATTAAAGTTTTGCTTGATCAAACTGGAAATTCAGAAAATGTGGGTTTTTCTATGTCTAACCAGGATATGGAATACGGTAATTATCTAGATAGAGTTTTAAAGTCTGGTGTAAAAACATTACTAATAGATACATCGCTAGGACATACAGATTTTACTATAGAAACAGTAAAGCAACTTAGGAAAATGGTTTCAGAAGAAATACATATTATGGTTGGAAATGTTTCATCATATAGTGCATACGCAAAGTTAATGGAAGCAGGAGCAGACTCGGTTAGGGTTGGTATTGGTGGTGGAGCAGCTTGCACTACAAGAGTTGTTACTGGATTTGGTGTTCCAGTTTTATCATCAGTTATCGACATATATAATAAAATTAATAAAAATGAAATAAATGGTTTAATTTCTGATGGAGCAATAAAAAATAATGGGGATATTGTAAAAGCTCTTGCAGCAGGAGCAAGTGCTGTGATGATGGGTTCAATGTTTTCTGGACATGAAGAATGTATTAAGTCAGAAAATGGATCTTTTATTTTTAGGGGTTTGGCATCAAACGAGATTCAGATTGAAACATCTGGGGGGAACCCAGAAGATAAAGTATTCCACATTGAAGGGGTTCAGGGTGTTGTAAATAATAAAGGAAAAGTTATAGATACCCTTACTCAAATGGAATACAACGTTAAAAGTGGGTTATCGTATTGTGGTTCTACTAATCTTTCATTATTAAAAACAAATGCTAAATTTATTATTGTTTCAGAAGCATGTATTGCTGAATCTAGGTCTAGGGTTTAACTAAATATTTCTGTTACTCTCCAAAAACAAACACACGTAAATCTAAGTCCAGATTTTACTTCGTATACTTGGTGCATATATTCTTTATCACCAGGAAAAAAAATTGCATCTCCAGCATTCATTTTAATTAAAGTATCTTGAATTGGAAAATATATTTCTCCTCCAGTATAGTCATCATTTAAATAAAATAGCGCAGCAATATCATTATCTGGAGATGGATAATCATCGCTATCTCTTTCAAGATATTCTTTATCTGCATGAAGTGGTTGAAAATCTCCAGGTCTCCAAACAACTATACTGGGGACATTCTTGTATAGTGACAAATTAAAAAAATCTTCAATTATTTTTTTATGTTTTAGTTGATATTTTAAAAGTATTTTGTATACTTCGGGGGATATATTTTTTAAAATATTACTACTACATATACGATTATAATAATCACTATCTACGGGAAGTGGCATAAAGGTATCTAGTGTTTTACATAATTTTTGAATAGTTTCAATGTCTTCTTTTTTTATAAAATTTTTTATTAGCACAATATTATCTTTAGACTGCCCAAAATGTTGTGGAGGAACAATAGACTGTATTTTTTTATCCATAATACAATATTAGCATAAAACTATACAATAGTGTATAATATAATAAAGGGGTAAAATATGTTTAAAGCAAAAGTCGTAGAGAATTTTCTTTCTAAAGAAGACTGTGAATATCTCATTAGTGTTGTTCGTGATATTGAACCTTGGCAGTCTGGAGGGTCTGATTTTTGGGATAATAGAACATTCAATGTTATTGATATACACAATGATATTGACATCAAAGCAGGAAAAATTTTGTATGATTTAAAATTAAAAATAGAGCAATCTATTAAAAATTTGTATAATGAAAAAAACATATATCCAGATGTTATGCAAATGATTAGGTGGTTCCCTGGAATGGAGCAGCCACCACATGCAGACGACATGACCAACTATGAAGGTAATGATTGGTTTTACCATAGACATTATGGAGTAATTTTATATCTTAATGATGATTACGAAGGTGGTCATACTTTTTATCCACAACATAATTTTGAAATAGTTCCAAAAGCTGGAACACTAGCTATTCATCCAGGAGATCCAGAACATCTACACGGAGTTACACAAATTAAAAATTCAAATAGGTATACGGTTTCATCTTTTTGGACTAGAGAAAAAGAATATGATAACGGTTGGGTTATATAGTGAAAAACTATATTAACGATCCTGGATATGAAGTTCCAAATAATAAAATACTAGTAGTTCCAATTCAAACAGGTTCTGACGGAAATTATAAAGATATAATCCAACCCCTAAAAGGTGAACCTAAAAGAGATTGGTTTACTTCTCATTTTTATTATTGTTTACCACTTAATATAGGAAATCAACAAGGGTTTGTTATTAAATCAACTAGAGATTTCGAGATGTATTGGGACGGTAGATTTGGATTTTATGATGATGTTCATATAAAATTTTTAAATAATGATAATGAAAATACGCAACACTTTTCAAGTTCTTTTGGATCTGGAATTTTGACAGTTCAAAATAATTTTGCTTTAAAAACGGAACCAGGAATAAGCCTTATGACTATTCAGCCACCAAACATGTTTATTCCAGCAACAGTTGCAATGACTGGTGTAATAGAGACTGATCAGATACGAAGAGATTTTACCTTTAACTTAAAAATAACTGTGCCAAATTTTACAATAACAGTAAAAAGGGGAGATCCTTTAGGAGCTTTTATTCCAATAAAAAGAAGGTTTATAGATAAATTTGAGGTAGATTTAATAGAAAATTATTTTGAGCAAAGTTTTCATACCAATGAATTAGAAGAATCTGCAGCTTTATCTGTAGAAAGGGTTGGTCCAGACAAAAATAGACCTCACGAATCTGGTAGAAGATATTTTAATGGTATACATTCAACTGGAGAAAAATATAAAGATCACCAAAAAAGACTAGATTAATGTTGTGATATAATTATAAAAAGGAGTCATAATGCCAAATCATGCTGACAGTAGCCCAAACATTGCTTTCCCATTGCCAGAAGTAAAACCTGCTTTTTCCTTGTATCCAGTATTTAGTGATGAAATCTTTGAACGTGTAAAAAATATTGTAAAAGCCCTCCCAATGGGTCCAGAGTCGGGTAGTTTCTATCATACTTCAATGGGAAGGTGGGAAAGTGGTGTGGTATTTGATGATGAACTTGAGGAACATTTTTTAAAAATAGCAAGGGATGCTTATGATGATCAATCTTTAGTCAAAGCCTATCACTACACTGTTAGATATCAAATACAGGATGGCAACATTCCTTACTTACATAAGCATATGGATCAAAATGGATGCCAACAAACAATAGATATCTGTATTGAATCTCCAGGAGTGACTTGGGCAGTTGAGGTTGATGATACAGTATTTGATGAAAAAGAAAATGGGGCAGTCTGTTTTTATGGTCAGCAACAGGTTCATTCAAGGCCTATGTATCCTACTGATAACTCAGATGCCTATGTTTTATTATTGTTCTTACATTACGTAAAGCCAGATCATTGGTTTGCTAAAGCATTTTCTCAGGGGGGGGTAGAAAGAGTAAAGGAAGAACTTTCTAAGTATGCATTGGATGGAGATATAAGATATTTTGAGCATACAGGTCTAGTTTCACAACCAGATCTTCCAGAAGGACAGCAAAGATGCGATTGTCATAACTATTGGGGAGTTCCAGAAAATTTAAAAAGAAGATTAAATCTAAAATGAAAAAACCTGAAATAATTAAAAATATTTTTTCAGATGAAGATTTTAATAAATTAAAAAATTACCTTCAAAATCATGAACTATTAAATAAAGTTAGTTTTGATGAAAATGGAAGACGTGGAGTTCACAGTATTCATGATAAAACTTTAAATGAGTATAGTTCAAAGTTATTACCAATTGCACAATCTTTTTTTGAATCAACTACTTTAAAAACATCTTATAGTTTGTTTACCGAATATTCTGATTTTAATATTAATCTTCCAAAACATAAAGACGCAAATGCTTGCACCTACACTATTGATTTAGTTGTTTACCAAAATGAGCCATGGGGTCTTTGGGTAGAGGGTGTTGAGTATTTGGTTAATGAAAATGAAGCATTATTGTTTTATGGAGAAGACCAAGAACACTGGAGAGAAACAGTAGAAAATAATAATAATGTGGTTGGAGTTATTTTTTTTCATTACGTTGAACCAGATCATTGGTATTTTACAAAAGGACCAGAATATATTAAGGAACTTTTAAAAATAAAACATAAAGAAATTGCAACATAAATGTAGAGCAATACAAAGAAAAAAAATAATATTGTGGATATAGAAATAAAGATGCTTCGACCTAATATTAACTTTGATAATTTATATTCATTTGATCATGGTAAAAATACTATTTTTATGTTTGATCAAGTTAGGATAAGACCCGATAACAAATTAGTTAAAACTTTAAATGGAACATGGATGGTAGTAATTCTTGCACAAGACTATTTTCATACATTAAAAGAATCAGTTGGCTCTTATCTTTATTATAAAAAACACATAGATAAGGATATCAATATCTTACTTATTGATTTAAATAGCAATGAGATTCCATTTCATAAAGCAAGGAAAGTAACACAAGAACTGTTTATGTTGTTAGCAAAAGATAATAAAAATCTTTTTTATATAAATGCTGATGAATTTTATTCAAGAGGCATGTTGATAGAAAGATTGGCATTAATATATGATGGAAATAAATCAATAGTTAATGATTCTTTTCCTTATTTTAAACAAGAAAAAAATGCTAATAATAAAGTTGTAAGAGATTTTTTAAAAGACTACATGATAGAAGATTTAGACAAGCCAAAAAAAATTTTTATATCAAGAAGGTTGGTTAGTGAAGTTCTTGAAAAAGAAAATAAACTTGATTCAATTTCTAGATACAACCCTAAGTGGGTTGAAGATGCAATTGAAGATTTTTTTAAAAAACATGGATACACAATACTTGAGTTATCAGGAATGTCTTTAGATGATCAAATTGGATATTTTTATAATGCAGATTATGTTGCTGGACAAATTGGAAATGGATCAATTAATGGTATTTTCTGTAAACCAGGAACTAACTTTATTTTTTTAAAAACACATAGCTGGTTTCATTACCCATATCATGAAGATATAGATCAAGTTATAAAAGCTAATTATAAAATTGTAGAATTATATAATAACATAAATTATGATCAAATAATAAACAGTCTTTATTTAAAATTAAACAATGTTGATTTTTAGTTTATATAATCGTATATTTCATAGTCTATAGAGTTTTTTTCTTGTATTTCACCTATTAGTAAATTATTATTTAAAAAATTATAAATAAAATTTTTTGTTGCTTCTTCGTAAAAAGTTAGCTCATAATCTTTATTAAAATAAGGTAAATTATAATTAATTTTTAAATCGTTTAATATTTTATTCTGAATATTTTTTTCATTATTTTCAAGAGATTCTGTTTTTATCACTAAGTCAATTCTTTTAATTCTTTCTTTTATTAAATCATTATCAAAAGTGCTGCTTGACAATATTTTAGCTTGATAGTTAAAAATAGCATCTTCTTTCATCCATTTTTTAAAAGATTCTAAATTTGCAAATGGAGAAGATTGGTCTTTTCCACCAGACCACTTCCTATATCCATTTTTTGTATAATTTGTTGTATATAAAAATTCAGAAACAAATCTTTCAACAGGATCCCTAAAGGTTGAATATATATATGTATTTTCTTTAAAATCTTGCCAATAGTTATGTGCCTCATGGTTAATGTTTAAATGCTTAGATTTAATGCCATGATCTTCCATTATGGGGTAAAGTGGGTCCATCATATGAACCCCCATAGTCTTTCCTATTGTTTTATCAATATGAAAAAAATAAAAACTATCAAACATTTTTGTTATCCAATCTTGTGATATAATAATTATACACGAAAAAGAAAGAGGGTATATGATTAATAAAGAAATCCTGGCACCCGGAATTGTTTTATACAAAACAGATCCACTACAAACAAAAACCATTTTAGATATGGTTAAATATACCTTGGCTAATGACTGGAATCCGTCACAGGTAGTAAATACAGAGACATATACCGATGAGCTTAATCTTTATAGAAAGTGTGAAGATCACGCAATAGGAAAAGGTATATTAGATTCAAATAATGAAGATAAAAAAAATCTATTTTTAAAAACAAAGCAATGGGTTAGTGATCCACTAAAAGATTTTATAGAAATGTATCAAGTAGAAGAAACAATTGGCGGTCCTTTTATATATATCAAATATGAAAAAAGTGATAATTTTGGACATCATATTGATGATGGTAAAAGATACCCAAGAACTGTTTCAATTTCTGCATATTTAAATGATGACTACACTGGGGGAGAGTTAGAGTTTAAACATTTTAATGTTAGCATTAAACCTAGAGCTGGAGATGTTGTTGTTTTTTCTTCTGCTTTTCCCTATATGCATAAAGTTCACCCAGTAGTAGAGGGAACCAGATATGCTGTTGTTAACTGGTATAGATATGCTACTTACCCAGAGATAATGGAGTAAATCAATATTATGAATATAGAACTTTTAGCAAAACAAAGAGGAGAAGTTTTAACAGAGCTATCTAATGCTGCATCATCTTTAGATGGAGATTTTGTCGAGTGTGGAGTTTTTATTGGATCAACTGCTCTTCATTTAATTAAAAATTGTAATTCAACAATTCATCTATTTGATTCCTGGGAAGGTATTTCAAATTTAGGTGAGTTTGATGGAGAATATTATAAAACTCAAAAATGGATATGCGATATGTATCACGCAGAAAACGCATTAAAAGAATACAATAATGCAATTTTTTATAAAGGTTGGATTCCCTCTAGATTTAATGAAATAGAAGATAAAGCAATATCTTTACTTCATTTAGACCTTAGTCTTTATGAGCCAACAAAAAGTGCATTAGAGTTTTTTTGGGATAAAATGGTTGTTGGTGGATTGGTTATTTGTAATTTTCATGACGGATATTCAACTGGACCAGAAAAAGCAACAAGAGATTTTTTTGAAGGCAAGGCAGATTTATCTGAATATCCAACAGGAATACATGTTGCTATTAAATAATTTTTACAAAAATAAAACCCCCTAAAAATAGGGGGTAATATTAATATTTTATTTAATTGTATTTATTAGGAAACTTGACTAACCATTTTTTAACAGCAGGAGTCTTAGCATATTTCCAAGACTTCCAATTTTTTCCACCCTCAGTCATAGCGTAAACAATTTCAGCATTTCTCACGGGACTCATTAACTCCCCGTGATATTTAATACCATACTTTTCTCTACGATCTGGACCAAGGTCCCCAATCATATTAATTTGGAATAACCCATAAGAATTATCACCAGTCTTAATATTTCCATTGTATCTAATTGGTTGCCCATTAGATTCAGACTTAGCTACCGCCCAAGCGGTCTTTAAACCACTACCCCTAAAACCTACAGCCTTTAATAATTCAATTAATTGACGATCAGTTAATCTATCTACATTCTGGTATTTTTTTAAAGTAGCTT